AAACGTGGGATATCCAGCACTGGGACAGCGGGACAATCACGCCGCCGACGTCCGCTTGTCGTAGCGGTCCCGAGCCTTGCGGCAGGCCGAGCACAGACCCGAGCTCCTGCCCTCCTCGGCCCAGTTGGTGCAGCGGTCCGACGACCGGGACCACCACTCGAACCCGACACCGCCGACGCACGGGACGCCAGGCACGACCACGGCGTACCTGTCCCGGATGGCGAGGAGTGTGTGGGCTTTGGCGACGATGTCGGCGTAGACGAGCTGGTCCAGGCCGGGCGTGCCACGCTCCAGCGACTGCCGGGACACCTCGTTCTTACCGGCGATCGTCGCGACCGGAACGGTCACGTTGCCCCACACCTGATCGGTGGACGACACGACCGTGTTCTCCGTGGCCTGGGAGGCCGCCGAGGCGCCGGTCGTGGCGCGTGGGATGTAGAAGACCATGCCCTCGTCTGGCAGGGGCAGCCGGGTGCAGGCGTTGGCCAGCGGCCGGCCGTTGCGCAGCACGTTCGTGGACAGCTCCACCAGGTACTGCGGCACGACCAGGCCCGCATAGCTGGCGGTCGTGGTGGCGCGGGTTTCCGCGTCGGCCATGCCCCGGACCTGCACGACCTCACCTTCGACCTGGGCCTCGCGGGAGTGCCGTTCGAGGCGGTCCTTGGCTTGGACGTCGCCGAGCTCGTGGGCCTGGTAGAAGTCCTTGAAGAAGCTCTGCCGGTTGTTGGTGTCCTTGTGGCGGGTGTAGGTCCGCTCCTCGGAGGTGACGCGGATGCCGGGGCGCTTCTCGCCGGGCTCCTGCCGCTCTTCGAGGGCGTCGGCGGCCGCGGCGCGCCGGTCAGCGTCGGCCAGGGCCTGCTCCCTGCGCTCGTACGCCTCGATCTCCTCGGAGAACTTCCGGATCTCCTCCACGAGGGCGTCGGCGCGGGTCGCGTCGTCCTCAACGATGTCGGCGGTGTCCTTGGCGAGGATGCCGCGCAGTTCGTCGCGCGCGGCCTTGTGCTTCGCGCGCAGCTCTTTGATCTTCACTTCGTCTCCCCTTTCAGGGGGTCATGTGGGGTGGGGTGTGCGGGTGTCGGGTGCCTGGCCGGGTGCGCTGCGCGCGGGACGGCGGGGCGGGGCGATCCGCTCCCAGGTGCGCTGGGGCCCTGGGGGTTTGTGGGGTGGGGGTTAGACGCCGAGCAGTGCGGCGGCCCAGCGGGTCCGCCGGTCGATGCCTGCAGGCTCGTGGGGTTCTTCGGGGGTGGGGGTTTCGGTGACGGTCAGCCCGGCGGCGGACAGCGCGCGGGTGAACGCTTCGCGGGCGGGGCCTTCCATCGGCTCGCCGGTGCGCAGGCTGTCCTCGATCCGCGCCCACACATCGGCGCCGTACCGGGCGACCGCAGCGGAGCGCAAGGACACGCTGGTGGTCGGATTCGCGGGGAAGGTCACCACGCTGACGTCGTACAGCTGGACTTCGAGGATGTCCCGCTGCGCGTAGTCGGGGGACCATTCCTGCCGGGTCACCCGGAATTGGAAGCTCATCTCGTCGATGTCGCCCCGGTCCATCCCCGACTTCACCTCGGCCACACGCGGCGAGGCCGGGTCCAGGCCGCAGCGGACCAGCAGCCCGATGTCGTCCTCAGTGAGCTCTAACGTCCCGGACTTCGTGCGCGCGAGCGGCAAGCCGTCGTGGTTGATCAGCAGCCGGACGTCAGCGCCGTGGGACAGGGTCCGCTTGAACGCGCCGGCCCGGATGATCTCGACATAGTCGCCGAGCCAGTCACTGACCTCGTAGGGCTGGTCGAACGTGGCCGCGTACCCTTCGAGCCGGTAGCCGTCGCCGGTGTCGGCGGCGCGGATCTCGAACCGTCCGCCGGCGCGGACCTCGGCCCGCTCCAATGTTGCTGTCGGCATCACTGCCCCCTCTTGGTCTGGGTCTGGTCTGCGCCCTGGATGGTGGGTTTGTCGTCGCCCCACGGGACCGGTGGCAGGCCGGGCTCGTCGAGCCGGGCCTCGTTGCCGGTCATGAACGGCTCGGACGGGCCGAGGGCGATGCGTTTGGCTTGGAAGCGGGTGAGCATGTCGGTGCGCAGGACGGCGTTCCGGTCGGCAAGGACGTACCGGCCGGCGGTGACCTGCCCGCCGCCCATCAGCCGGGACAGGACCCGCTCCAGCGGGACGAGCCACGGGTCGAGCGCGAACTTCAGGAACGCCAAGTCGAGTTCTTGCCGGTTCTTGTACGTGTTGGAATCGCCGGTGGCGTAGCCGAGGATCTCGGCGAGCGTCGGGCCGAGGATGCGGGCGGACTGCGCCGCGGAGAACGCCTGCGTCTGCAGGAACTGCGATTCCTCCGGGCTCACCTGCCAGGGCTTGAGTTTCAGGCCTCCGCCGAGGATCACCGGATCGCGGGTGCCGCGGGCCGGGTCGAGGATGCGGGCCTTGACCCGCGCGACCTCGTCGTCTTCCAGGAACTCGTCGGACTCGAGGGTGGACTGCGGGTGCGCGCCGTCCTCGAACCACTGCCGTCCGAACCGGCCGCTCGACAGGGCCAGGCCCAGGGTGGTGGCGTGGCGTTCGATCGGTGATGAGCCGAAGCGTTGGCCGGGGCGTGGCCAGCGCCGCTGGTGGATCACGTCGGGGCGTTCGTACGGCTTCCCGCCGATCACCCAGCCGCGGCCGGCCTGGTAGGAGACTTCGGATTCGGCGCGGACCGCGATCACATCCGGCGCGCCGTTGCCGTCGCGGGACTCGACCGTCAGCACGACGTTCCCGGAATACGCGTGGCTGTAGACGAATTGCTTGATCCAGTCGTCCAGGCCGTGGCCGGCGGCTCCGGGGTCGTCGAGCCACACCGGGGGGCGGGCTTCCTTCTGCGCGGCACCCCGGCCGGTGTAGACACCGAACGGTAGGCAGCTGATGACGTCTGCGAGCAGGTTCACGGCCGCGTCGTAGGCGACGACCTGCTCGGCGGTGGTCGGGGTGACGGAGACGATGAATGAGCCGCCGCCGATGTTGGCGCGGGTCGGCAAGCCTTCTACCGCGCGTCGCTGGGTGCGGCCCCGGAAGAAGATACTCACCGGCGACGCTTCTTCGGGCCTGGCCCGTCAGGTGCGGGCTGCGCTGAGGCCCACGCGGCGGTCAGGCAGCAGACCCCTGCGACGGCCAGCGCGGCCGGCCACCACACGACGGCGGCGAAAGCGATCAGCAGCAGCACGCCGGCGATTTCGAGGACGGTGGTGAGCACCCGCACCCCCTCTTGGCTAGAAGACCTGGTCGCCCATGGACCGGGGCGGCTTGTTGGTGGCACCCCAGAACGCGAAGACGGCGGCGTAGGCGGGGGCGATGGATGCGCCGCCGGCGGCGCGTCGTAGCGTCCACAGTTCGTCGGCGGCTTTCTTGCGGCGGGATGATTCGACGGCGGAGCGCAGCGCGGCGGACCGGCGCACGGTCAGGGTCGCGGCTTTGAGGGCCTCGTCGAACGCTCCGCAGGCTTGGGCTTTGTCCCGGGCGCCGATCAGCCGGAGGCGTTTGCCGAGTTTGGGTTCCAGGTGGGGGACGAGTGCTCCGGCGGGGCCGGACGGGTCGATGACGACGTCTGCGCGTTGTTTGCGGGATGCGGCGATGACCAGGTCGGCGCACCAGCTGATCCCTGTGCGGACGGCGACCTGCTCGACCACACGGCCGTCGCACGCGTAGATCGCGCCGTCGGCGCCGTTCGGGGATGCGTCCAGGGCCAGGACGACTCGGGTGTCGGGGGCTGCGCTGTCGGACTCGGCGGCGGAGAAGGATGCGATGTCGAACGCGGCGGCGGCCGAGTCCTCGTCGGGGATGCCGAGCCGCTCCCGGGCGAAACCCGACACGGACATGTTCTTGAACTCGTTGCGGATCGCGCGGAGCTTGATGCGGATGTTGTAGCCGGGGTTGGACTTGGCGTAGTCCTGCTCGGAGGAAGGGTCGTAGTTGTTCGGGTCGACGGACCATTCCAGCCCTGCGAGGTCGTCGTCGTCGCCGGCGACGATCCGGTCCCTGATCCGGCGAAGCGTGATCGAGTCGACCATCGGCGCCGAAGAGGTGAGGATGATCTGGCAGTCTTCTTGCGCAGACAGGGTCGGCATCGCCGCGTCGAGTTCGAGGTCGGGCAGGTCGTAGGCCTCGTCGAGGACCAGCCTGTTCGCGGAGAAGCCACGGCCGCCGCCCTTGGACCGGGCCACGAACTCGATGCGGGGCGCGGTCTCTTTGGTCTCACCGTTGGCCGGATCCGGTTTGAGCGTGATGCTCATCTCGTTGTTGCCGGCGACGATGCGTGCGGTCTGCTCCAGCAGCCACGGAGTGTTGCGGATGTGGGTGACGAGCCGTTTGAAGCCCTCTTTGGCCGTCTTGAAAAGGTGCGCGGAATGCAGGATGACGGGGGTGCGCCACAGGTACAGCCACGCGAGTTCGAGTGCTTCGAGGACGGCGCCTTTGCCGTTCTGGCGGGGGACGATCAGCGCGGCCATCAGCGCGGCCATCGACCCGTCGACGTCCTCGGACAGGATGATGTCCAGGCACAGCCGCTGCCACGGGTCGAGGATCAGCCCGACCTGGTCGGCGAGCTCGATGACTTCGGGGGCTGCGGTGGACACCCGGCCGCGGGGCACGACCAGCAGGCGGGGGGTTTGGCAGCCGACGATCCTCGGCTTAGCCGCTGTCAGTGCCGCGCCGGCGGTCACGCTCATCCTCCAGCTGCACGACGACCTCGCGGCGGCGGTCAGCTCGAGCCTTGCGGATCGTCGCGAGCGGGTTGCTGGTGTCCTTCTCGCGGGCCAAGATCCGGATCTGGTCCATCACCGCGCGTAGTTCCCGGTGGATCGGGGCCATCGCGACCGGGTCGATCGCGGCGTCGATTAGCGAGGCGAGATGCTGGGCCTGCCTGCCCTCCACGGTGGAGGTCCGTTTGAGTGTGCGGAGTTCAGCGTCGACGGCGGCCCGCACCGTGGTCTTCGATCGGGTTGCGGCCACTTCGAGGCACCCCCTCCGGGGGTTTTCAGGTCCGGAGAGAGAAAAGCAAGAG